GTATATAAGGTTATTTCATTGGTTGTAGTTCCTAAGTAGTTTACCTCTATGACGATTCTATCTGTAATAGCTAAGACAGTATTAGTTACTGTCATATTAGTATTATATATAATCTTTGTAAGAGATGTTAAAGTTGTTTCATCTGAAGTTGCTAATAAGGTAGCTGTTCCACCAGCATATTTGTATAACTTATATTGCACCTTAGCACCCGCAAAGGCAGTAGCTATAGAATAATAAGCTGAGATACTCCAAGTACCAGCAGTAATTTCAGTAATACTAGGATCACCAGCATCTGTTATAAAAGAAGCTATTACTCCTGCTCCTGTTTTAGTAAAGTTAGTAGAAGTACCAACAATGTCTTCAGTACTTAACTCTTTACAAGCAAAACCATTTACGGTTATCCCTTGATTAACAGAACCATTAAAATAATATTGTTTGTTTGAATCGTATTTGTATAATACTATATTAGTTCCATTTATTACTGATGCCATTATTTCCTAGTATTTAAATTTTTGAATATATCTATTTCTATAGTTGTGCCATTATAGTTAATCTTCTTTAATACTGAATCTTGTACTCCTTGTTTTAAATCCCATTTAAAAGACTTTAATAAGTATGTGTAAGTATTAGTACCATCAAAAGAATATGTAAACTTAGTGTTTAGCCAATAGCCTATGCTTTTAAATTGACCTTCTATTACCGTTTGAGTCTTTACCTGGTCAATGCCAATATCCTCAGCAACTAATGTAAATATCTCTTTTATTCCTGATGTATTTCTTCCAAATTGATTAGCAAATCCACTATTGTTACTTGTAGTATACATACCAACATAAGAAGAGGCTGCTACATCTTTAGGTTCATTTGCAGCTCTAGCTCCTGTGTCGTTATTCTTAAATATGTCATTATACATAAATCCTAAAGAATAGTTTTCTCCCTCTTCAGGTTTAAATTGAGAATCTATGCTACCGATTTCTCTATATGAATCATAATTATAAATCTGAGATGAAGGACCAGTATTTTGTACTAAAAAATAGTATAATTCTAAAAATGGGTCTACCCCTGTTTCTAATGGTCTTAAAACAACAATATCTATAGAACCATCAATGGGTACTAATACTTGCTTAGGGAATGCTACAGGATAATCATTAAGATATGTTACAGTTGTCGTAAATTCCCCTGAATTATCTAAATATTGGGCAGCAGAATTATCAGAAGGAATAATCCTAACCCAATATCTAGCAGTACAGTTATATTTATAATCTAACCATCTTACGTTTAAATAATCACCAATTTTAACATCATTATTAAATGACCTAAATGCCCTATTAGTTTCATTAGCGTTTGTGGTGGTATCTGTGGTATAAAGCCCACCATTAGTAGGATTAAGTTTACTTCCTATCATTCCTGTTTCAATCCAAGCGTCTGCATTGTTAACACCTGACCATGATAAAAACCAACCATTAGCAACAAGTTGCTTTACATTGTAAATTGGACTAAATTGAGTATAAGATTTTTGTGCTCTATTAAAGCTAACCATTAATGATTTACCAATTTGCTTAAAGCTATTAGTTGCATCTATAGTAAATGAAATAGTATTATCTACTGTTTGTGTAGATTGATAAACTCCTGAACTATTATAAACATAATAAGCTATGCTAGTTTCCCTAGTCAAAGCACCATAACAAGTTAAATACCACTTATCTTCCTTATAAAAGCATTCCCAACCAAATCTATTACATATATATTCCAATATGTCATAGTAGTTTAAATACTCGCCATATTGCTCCATTAGGTAGTTTTTCTTTAGGTACATATTTTCTATGTTCCTTGAAGGTATGTTTGCTGTTTTATAATATTCATTAATCCAAACGTCAAAAGTAAATTCAGTATTATAGAAACATTCAATAATCAAATCTTTTAAACTTATTTGATCCTCTGAATTAAAGCCAATACCGTTTGTTACATTGAAGTAATATCTTTTATTCTTAGTCCTAGCTAAACCATCTACAAAGGATAATGATAAACTATTAAGGTTTACAGGAGAATATTGTACGCTGTCTACAGGTATAAAAAAACCTCTCCATATTACAGTACCCCATGTGTAAGAGCCATTATAAGTTCCTTTTGTGATAACTATCATGTAGTCATTATCATCAGCAGTAAAGAAATCCTGTAATAACTCAGCATAATTAGTGCTTTGAAATTCGTTCTTTACAATATTTAAGGTTGCCCTTGTAGCAAGTAATGGCGTATAGGCATTCCCATCTGTATCTATAGTTTCTATGATAAAAGGACTATTAGATGCGGTTAATGGGTATATAGTTGCGCTAGAATAGCCGTCTTTGTAAATCTGAGCCCTATAGGTGACGTTTGTATCACCAGGCTTGGCATATACATCATCAAATATAATCTCGTATTTTGGGTTTATAAATGCCATTAGAAAGTATTATTATTTGTTCTACTTGTTCTATTTAAAAGTACTAATAAATCATTACCTGATACTTGAGCTACCAATGTCTGATTTTGCATTGCACTAGCAGCAGTTATATCTCCAATTGCACTTGATGCACTTGGTGCTATTGCAGCAGTACCAGCAGATGCCCCTGAAAATAAACCTGCACCCATTCCCATACCTTGTCCTACAAGCATACCAAATGTACTTCCTATTTGTGATAAATCTACTAATCCTATAAGTGCCATTAAGGCTACTACTATTGCAGCAGCTATTGCAACTTTAGCTAATTTTTTAATTAGGTCATTAAATGCTTGACTTAAAACATCACCAATACTAGCCCCTTTTTCAAGAAGCATATCTATAGCTGGACCTAATGCACTCATCATTCCAATACCTATTTTCAATAAATACTCTTGGCTTTCTTTAGCCATTTTCTTCATTTCTTTAAACTTTTCCCTTAAAGAGGTAAACCAATTTTCTAATACCATCTGACCTGCCTCAAATGTATTTTTATCAAATACTGGCTTTGCCACAGGTTCAGTTATAACTTCTATATCACCACCAATGTTCTGTTGTGCTTCAGCTAACTTTTGTTTAAGTAGTAATTCTCCCCTAAGTTGTATAAGCTCTCTAAGCTTTTTTAATGCTTGATCTGTTTTTTGACCAGCTAAATCATCAATAGCAATATTTAAAGCCTTTATTTGACCTTCTAAGAAGTCAATTTGTGACATTTGTTTAAATTCAACAAATAGTAATGTAAGCTTACTCATTTCAGCATTGAAACTACTCATTGTTTTCTCAAAATCACTTAGAGGTTTTTCTACGTCTTTTAAGTCTTTTTTAAATAGCTTAAATATGTCTATTTTTTCACCACTTTTTTCTACTTCTTTAAATGCAAACTTAAATTCTTCCGCAAATTTATTAGCAGTATATTCTGTTGATTTTGTAATTGTTTCACCTAAATCCTTATTGAATATTCCTGTAAAAGCACCTACTGCATTTCCTATCATTTTTAAACTAAATGATAAAAATTGAACTATACCATTCCAGGCATATTTAAATATATTAAATAATGATTCGCCAAACTTTTTCCAATCGCCTTTAATTACACTTGTAATTAAATTAAACGCTTCTGCTAAAATATTACCTGCTATCTTTAAAAAAGCTAATACGTTTTCCCACATATATCTAAACTGATTCATAATATTTTTGCCAAACATGTCCCATAGAAACATTATTGACTTTACTATTGAATCAAATGCAGGTTTTAATGTATTATATAAATCAGAAGCAACACCATTAACAAATGACTTAAAAGATTCAAATAGGGCTTTAGTTCCCTTAGACATCTTATCGCCTTCTAATACAAAGTAAGTCATGGCAGCAGTAACAGCCGAAATCGCTAAATATAAAACTCCCATACCTTGAACTAAGGCTGGGATGTTATTTTGAATACCTCTAAAGCCATAAGGTAAATCCTGTAGAATCAAAGAGATGCTCATTAATCCCTTATTGAACTTTTTGGAGGAGTTATCAAAGCCTTTCATCGCATTAGAAGATTGCTTAATATTTCCTTCTAATATTTCAAAGTTTTTACCTAATCTTCCTAATTCTGTATTTATAATGTCAGATACAATCTTAAACTCTTCAGCATTCGCTTGTATCTTAATTTTAATTGATTCTTCTACTGCCATTATCCTATAGGTTTGATATTGTTATACTTTTTTAATACTTCTTGTAATTCATCATTTGACATTACCCTTTGCTTCACAAAGTTACGATTATCGCAGTCAAGTTGTAAAAGGTCAGTAGGCTTTATCTTTTTGCCCTTAGCCATGTGAATATTAATCAATAAAGTAGTCTGCCATCTTAACTTAACCCAATCTTGTTCCTCTTGATGTCTTTTGCCATACCACACAAAATCTAATTCAGCCATCGTCATATCCCAAAACAAATGGGGAAGCACTTGGCACTCCCCCATTGAAAATCTTTCTATATCAATCCACTCTAATTTTTTTTTACCTCAGAGTTTTTGCCTTTCTTGGTTTCTGGCTTATCTAAGCCACTTACCATACTATCAGATAAAGCCTTAAAAATATCTTGAAGCTTTTCACTTGTTATGCCACCCATATCATCAATCCAGTCACATACATCTAAGTCTGTGAACTTAGGAGTAATACCCTCTTTGTATAAAGGATATTCTGCTGCTGATTTCAACAAGTTAACGATAGCATCTAATGTGCCATCTCCGCTTAAAGCATCTCCTATTTCAGATGGACCAATTCCTTGAAGCTGACAGAATCTTTTTAAAGACCATGTGCAAAACCTCATAGGTATTTTAGTCCCATCGCTTAGGGATAGTTCGTAATGTCCTCTCATATTTTGGTGTTTTTGGTGTTATTATGCGTTAGTAGCCTGAGTTAATTGACCTTGTCCTGTAAAAGATGCAGAATAAGTTACTGGAGATTCCATATCAGCAGTAATATCTAAGCTTTCTACAAAAGCAGAACCAGACCAAATTAAATCACCTACAATTGGAGTGCTACCGTTAACTGTAGTAAACTTAACTGTAACCACGCCTCTACCATTTAAAGCAGAGAAAATATCTCCTACTACATAGTTTGTACCTGTTGGTTCAACTGTAGTAAGACCATCTGTAGTTAAAGACCAAGAACGCAAACCTGCGATTTGATCAGCCCATCCACCGCTTGATTTAGTTGTTGCATCTGGTAAGTCAGCACTTACTGATAAAGAACAAGATGTAGAGTGAGCTACAACTTCAGTTCCTACTAGAACTACTAGGTTTGTACCATTAAAAATTCCTGTTGTTGGCATTTTATTTTATTTTAATTTTTTATAATATTTGAGTTACAAAATGTTCGAATACAATGACTCTTTTAAACACATAAGCCTCATCCACATAGTCAAAGGTAGCTTCATTAGATGACATTCTACGAGTGACAATTTTAAAGTCAGGAGAAGCACTTGGGTAATCAGGTACATTAACGCCTATGATCCCTAATAATTCATTAGCCCACTGGTCTACCGATTTTTGCCCTACTTCACCTGACTTAAAAGTCCTATAGACAATGTCAAATTGAATAGTAACGTCAAAGTTATAACTCTGCTTATCACTATTCTCAATTGATGTTTGACTACTAATGATTAAGAATGGCGGTTCTACTGTATCAGGTGCAATAGTGTCATAAACACCCAAAGAAAAACTTTGTGATGCTAACTTATCTACATAAGCCTTTCGTATAGCATATCCGCAATCTTTCATTAAGCTTCTGTTTCTTCTTTTACTTCCTCAGGATTTTGTTCTTGAGCAAGTTTTGATAAGAACTGAGTTAAAGGTAAACCATACTTAGTTGGCAATTCTTGAATGAACGCATCTAATTGTTTTACCTGATCTTCGTTTAGTGTAATTGTCATGGTATTGATTTTGTACAAATTTAGCGAAATATATTTATATCTTAAATTCCTTTATAGTATATAAAAGTTGACTATACCTCTTATCAAAAGCTGTCATCAAAAATGGTCTAGTAGCTTGATTTGTGAACTTTTTAGGACCTTGTTTAATATATTGCCTAGCAAATTTGCTTTGTTCACCTGGACTTATATTCACTAAAGGTGGTAGATTTATCTGAAATCTAGTACCAAATTCAACATAAGGAGCATATTTAACAGATTTATTACCTGCACTAACATAGCCAGATAAGGTCTTTTTATCAACCTTTCTATGAGTTATGCTTCTTTGAAGAGCCCCTGTTTTTACCTTTACAGTAGATTTAGCATCTTGTTGAATATTAACCAAAGTTTGATTAATTGATTGAGCTATATGTCTATCAAGCCTTTCATTAACATTGCTAAATTTCTTTTGCAATGATTCTAAGCCAGTTATGCCCATGCTAAATGCTGCCATTATTTAAGTGTTGAACAGCCTATTAAAAAATACTTATTACGATCTTGTTCGTTAATAACAGAGTTTATAACATATAATCTATTTTGAAAGCTGATTACCAACTTCTTATCAAAAACTTTAGATGTTGTATATCTTATTCTAAATGTTATATCTGTAGCAAATCCATCTGTTCCTGCTATATTTGTTCTTGATTCACTATCTCTTGCAATCTCAGCCCAACAAGTATAATAGTCAGCAAGAGTATTAACAAAACCACCTGCACTATCAGATACGCTAGTTTTACTTTTAAAAGTAATCCTATTCATTAATCTTCCTATCATTAGATAATTACGTTTATGCGTTTAAATGGCTTCATAAGCTCGTATGCGGTCATCAAATTAGCTGAAGGCTTAGTTGCCTCAACTGAAGACTCTCTGTACTCATATAGGTCTGAAACCATCTTTAAAAGTGCTGTCTTCATTGTTTCAGGGGTTGTAGCATAACCACAAGTGTAAGTAAACCTAAACTCGTTATCGTAGATGCTAGTCAAGTATACCTTTTTCGTTGTTTCACCAAGCACCTGGTAACCGCCTACAGGTATTACTACCCAAGCTGTGCTATCCCAATACTCGACTACTGATATTGTGTTTGTAGGAACATAAGGTAGCTCTATAAAGCTATCTACATAAGCTACCACTCTTAATGTTCTAGGAGTCATAGCAACTCCTGCATATTGCTCAAGTCTTGTTTGAGCTGTATTGATTAAAGATGTAATCAAACTATCATCTTCGCTGTAATCTACTCTAAGGTAATTCTTAGCTTCCGCTAAAGTAACGACTGTGGCTGTAGGTGCTACTGTGGTCGTTATATCTCTTACTATTTGCATTATGCCATTGTTTTTACAAAAATAACTAAAATATAGCGGACATAAAAAAGGGGCAGCTTTTTAGGCTACCCCTTATATTTTAGATTAATCTAGGATTAAGCTACGTTACCGAAATCACCATATACAAACGCACTGTTGTAGTAGATAGGGAATGCAATACGAGCTTCAACTCTTACAGTAATCAAGTTCTTTTGGAAGTTGTCGCTATCCATTTCAGAGAACTGAACAGAGATACCTTGATTTTGCATGATTTGAGCACCCATAGCCCAGTCACCTACTAAGAACTTGTCAGCAGCGATAGCTGTAGATTGGAATACAGGGATACCAGCGATAGTTAAAGAACCATCAGTAGTAACAACTGTAGAACCTGGAAGGCTATAAGCAGCGTTAGTATTCTTAGTGTTCATGATGTTAG